TCATCAACATAAAATTTTGTTGCCGCATCTGTATTTGTAGTTGGTTCAGCAAGTCCTGTAATTTTCTGGTTGTTTGTAATAGTAATAGCACCATTACTTGAAAACTGCACAGGTCCTGTACTGTTTGTAATTGTACCAGCATTAATATTAATGTCATCAACGTTAAGATATTGTAATGTACCTATTCTGTTCAATCCTAGTGCATCTGTTACAGTTGAACCTACTTCTGTTTTGTTTAATACTTCTACACCGTCTGCATAAAAACCTTTGGTTGCAACAACACCTAAGTTTTCACTTGAAGTCCAAGCCTGTGTTGCGTTTCTCCATAATAATTCCTTGTCACCATCTGCTGACTTTAATATAATACCACCTAGGTCTACTTGAGCATTTGAAAGAACAGTACTGTCTTCAGTGATACCTAATTCAATATTAATATCTTGTACACGTAAATTCTGTGTTTCAATATTAACACTTGGTGAAGTTAAGAACAATGTTCCATCAACTCTCATATCACCACCAACGTGTAATGTATGGTTAGGTGTATCTTTAAATATACCTACGTGTGATTCACTAGTGTCAATAGTAATTGCATCTACAAAACCTGTAGTTTTTCTAACTCTAACTTTGTAATCTTGATTTGATAATTGGTTTTCTGTAACAAAAGAATTACCAACAACTTTAAGTTGATTGTTCTGTGATAAACCTATTGTAACACCTGACGAGTTTGCAACTGTTAATGCACCAACTGTTGTACCATCTGCGTCTGTAGGTAAAAACTGTGAAGCACCTTTGGCTTGTCCTTGTGAGTTAATTAAAGCCTCAGAAGCAGTTGCTCTACCTCTGTAATGATAATCATCAGCGATTACGTTGAAACCTTTTTTGATTGTAGTCAACCCTGTGATTGAGTATGCCGGTGCTGGTGTAAACTCTGAGTTACTCCATACACCTACTAGCACTCCTGCCATAAATTGTTTTAAAAGTGTTTTTGAATTATTCTGTGTATCTAAAACACTTTCACTTTCAAAACCTGTTTTACCTTGGCCTGTTGTCCAAATAGGACCTGCAAGTGTTAGGTCTTGTCCGTTCCTTGTAAAATACAATTGATTAGTGTCATTGTTTATCCATAAGTCGCCTGCAACTATATTTGATGGTTGCTGGTTTGCAACAATTGGACCACCTGATGTTCTAAAGTTTTCACCGTCATAAACTTTTAATCTTTTTTCTGATGTGTCAAACCAAATTTGTCCTGTTAATGGTCTACTTGGTGCAGATGATCTTGAAAAGTTTTCAAGCAACTTAATCATGTTCTCATTAAGTGCTTCACCAAATCCGCTGTAATTTTTTCCTATTAATGAAATATCTGTTGTTGATGTATCTAGTGTACCGTCAACTAAATCTACAAGTAAAGTTCCATCTGTCTTATTAAGTTTATAACTCATATTATGCTACCCCTGTCCCAGTATTATCACCTGCATAAATGATATAGTTGATTGCCATATATGGATTCATAACATTCATTGGTTGGCCTACTGCTTGATTAGTTAGGATACCACCTGAAGTTGGATAAGCCTGGCCTGCCTGTGTACCTGTTGGTGCATCATAAACAAGTCCTTGTGGATCATTTGGTGTACCTGTAATATCTCTTAATGTATAGTATTGATCTCCGCTTGGTCCTCTTAAATCGTGTTCGTGTTCAGGCAAGTTTGTAAGACTAATGTTTACATCTTGTGAACCATTAACGTTTCCTAATGTGTCTGCCGCTGAACTTGTTACACGGTTAGCACTTTCGCCACCCATGTTATCTAGACCCATTGTCATTCTTCCTCTTAAATCAGGTAATGCAAATCTACCTGCTTGTACAAGTGTTTGGTCTTTGAAGTTATACTTGATAACATTAAACAAGTTTTGATATTCAGCAATAAGCACTTCACTACCATCACAAAGTAACCAATCTTGTGGTGTTTCACTAATTAAACCACCAAATGGTGTAATCATTCCAATTGGCAATGTAGGAATTGCTTTAAATAAATTTGTTCTGCTAATTTTAAATACGCCTGTGTCGTTATCTACATCAGGTGTAACTCTATTAAAAATAAATTCGTCTGTTGTTTGCGAATTACCTTTTTCAGTTTTATCTGCTAGGAAAGTATTACTAATTGTAGTTACAAAAGTTTTTACTGCTTCGTCTTGTCCATTAAATGTAAATTCAGGAGCACTAACATCACCAGTCATTCTAAATGTTGTAGAACTTGCTAATTTATCTGTTGAACCCGATCTACCACTAATTGAACCTGTTACATTACCTGTTAAGTTACCTATAAAATTTTGTGAAAATACATTTAACCATTGTTCATTTTGCGTACCTAAGTTTCTAGTAACAGTTACATTTGGTACAATGTTTCCTGTTGTAGTAAGTCCTGCAAGATTGGCATCACTACCAACCCATAATTTTTTAGCAATACCTACACCACCTCGTGCAATAATACTTCCTGTGCTGATTGATACTGCATCAGTTGTACCATTAACAAGTACTGCACCACTAGTTTGAATATTACCAGTAACGTCTAAAGGTTGTGCTGGTGATAAGTTGTTAATACCAACTCTTTCATTTGAATCAACTCTTATAACTGTTTTAGTAGAACCTTCATTGTTTACTCTTATGTCAATGTTTGATCCTGCTGTTTGGTGTGTTATAATACCTGCTTGGCCTTCAATACCAAAATTCATTTTACTGTCTTGTCCAACAGTAACACCACCGTTAGCATTAATTTTCAAAGGAACTGTTGAAGGTGTATCTTTATCACTTCTTACAAAGTTTGCCGCAGGAACACTCTCTGCTCCTACTACTAATGCTTCAGCCTTCTCCGCTGTACCATAATATTTTCCTACACCTGCACCTGTAATATCTGATGTGCTTAAATTGTATCCTGCTTTAATTGTTGTAAAGCCTTCTAATGTAGTTTTAGGTGTAAATGCTCTAGTGGAAATTATTCCAACTGTTTTTGCTTGTACTTCAATTATCAAAACTGTATATGTAACATTGTCTGTTCCAATAATAGTTGCCGGTTTTGCTCCAGTAGATAAACCATCTGAGAATGTTGGTCCTACTAAAATCCATCCTGAACCTGTATACAAATATAATTGTTGGTTATCTGTATCTACCCAAAGGTCACCTACTACACTTTGATTAGCATCTGGTTGTGTAGTTGCTTTCTTTAAACCTGATGCACTAACCCAGTTAGTTCCATCATAAATTTTTAATTGATCAACACCAGGTGTTGTATCATACCAAAGTTGTCCTTCTACAGGATTACTTGGTGCTGTGTTAAAAGCAAAATTTTCTAATAAGTGTAAAAAGTTTTCAGCGATAGCAGTACCATAAGCAGTTGTATTTCTGCCCGGTAATTGCAAAGAAGTTTGTGTATTAATAGTATTATCTTCAACAATAATACTTCCTTTGTTTGCAACGTCTGTATGGTTTACTGTATATGCCATCTAATTACGCCTCGTTGTAACCAGTTAATGACTGTACTCTAACAGTATAGTCAATCTGGATTAGTCTGTTTAAACTTTTTTGTACAGGGTGGAATATTACGTGTGTTAATAATCTGCCTGTACCAGATGTGCTATAACCAATAAGGCCAAGTTCATCGAATACATATAAACTTTCGTTTTCTGTAGCATTATCTAATGCGTCTTGTCCTTCAGGTTCACCATAGTCAAGTAAACAAGTTGCAACGATATCTGTATAATTAGTACCACTTACGTGTCTAGTTTCTAGTTTATTTCTTGTAGGATCTGTGTTATTAACACTATTATCATCAATAACTTTTTGGTATGTTTGGTTATATAAACTAGCATTTGTACCAGTAGAGTTTGGTGACAGATATGTAATAATTCCTGTAGGATCAACTGTTGTTCCACCGTTACCAAATGCCATTTGATATATCATACCTTGTCCTTGGTTTGATAAACTATCTGCTAGTGAAATACTCATGTTCTCATAGTGTATAGCATTTCGCTTATCTACAAGCACTTCACCAGTGGTTGGGTCTGTAATTTTGATGTATCCTTGTAAAAGAATACCTTGTTTTTCGTTAAATTTGTCTGTCATCATAATATCCTACAAGTGTATTTATTTAGGTAACGCCACCTCTCCGTTTCGTATGAACCTAGCAATATCATTTTCCTGTAAATGTAGGGCAGTTCCCACGTCTGTCCAACGTTGACCAATGCGTCTAATCACAGTTATTTTAGTATTTATTGCCGGTGTATCAGTTAATGTAAGTGTAGATGTTACTCCATCAACACTGAATTCAGCAGGTGATGTTGTATCACCCTCTGGACTATCAAGGTCTGTAAGCGGGTTGAATACAGATATTGCATTTTTGCGTAATCTTTTACCTGCTACGTATACCTCAAATTCGTTAACATTTTTTGGTATAAAGTCTAGTGTTACAGCATTTGTTGAGCCATCTGCTGTAAAGTTTTGTACCAATTGCTTGTCTTTGTAAGGCACAGTTTGTTTATTGCTTTGATCAAGCACTGGAGTACCTGATTTGTGTAATGTAGCAATACCTGTACCTAGTGTACCTCTTCTTAATTGTCTTAGCAAACCATCTTCTTTTAGATAATATTCAATACGTTCACCATTTATAAAGATAATACCTGGAATACTTCTTTCTTTGTTTGGCTCTGGTAAAGTATCTGAATTTGTTACACTAATATTAGTATCAAAATAATTTAAGTCTTTTGCTAGTTGATATGTTGTAACATCACCTAAACGTTTGAAATGATATCTGTTTAGCATATCTTTAAACTGACTGTAACCAAACTTAGGTATAGCAACAGGATTACTAAAGTGTATAACTTCTAATTCATCATCTGCGGCAATATCTATTTCAACTCTTAAAGTTCTTCTATCTTCAAGCACACTATATTCTACACTTGGTGTTAACAATGTGCCATTTCTTGTTAACCAAACGTAATCTGTGTCAAGTGCTTTATCACGCAACTTGATAAATCCGTTGGTTAATTGATGGTATTCTACATAATCATCTGTGCCAACTGTTACAGTTGTAAATGTTTTAACTTTGTAATTTTGTCTTTCAATTTGCAATGGATCATGGTTAGCAAAAGTATATACTCTAACTTTTTCACCACTTGTTGGTGCAGTATCTAAATGTATCTGTGTTGGTGTTTCAACATAAACATTATTACTGTCAAAGTAACCAAAGTCAAATTCGCCATGGTCAATAATGAAAACATCTAATGTATCACCAATCTGTCCTGTATCAACAAATAGTTCAACTGTATTATTAAATCTATTCCAACGATATGTTTGGTTAATAGTTTGTTCAACATTATTAATAAACACTTTTACAGTTTCTGCTGGAATACTTGCTTGAGCAAACTGCCATTTAGTTACTTCGTATTCTCTAGTTGCACTAATTGTAAACTGTTCGTTGAAACCTGCTTTTAATATTTTATTACCAACTTGAACAATAGTATTATGTTGTAAAGGTTTTTTGTTGAACGGTGCCGCACCTAATGTAAATGCAGTTGTACAACCGTCACCTGTAAATTCATCTGTTGTTACTGAAGCAAAACTTTTTACTTCACTGTCGTAAATTACATACTGTATAATTGTACCTGGTTCTGGTGCTACTGATAATCTCAATAATGTTAAACCTTTGCTTTCATAACTAGCATCTGTTTCTGCCAATACAGCATCAATTGTTTCACCATCTTTAGTAATGTAGAAACTTAAATTATCTTTCCATTTTACAGATGTAACAAATACTGAAGTACTTCCATCTCCTTCAAATGTATCACTATCTAAAATGTTTTCACCATTTGTACTCATTGTAATAATGTTAACAGGTTGTCCTGCTGTTAGTGTTACATCTTTTAATGTTAATTCTTTTGTTTGATAGTTAACACTCCATTTACTTGCGTCTAAAATATTTCCATTTGCTTTTACAAAAATATCTCGCTGACTTGCAGGATAACTGTTTAACTTGAATGTGTAACTGCCTTCATATGTGTAGTTGTAATTTTGTATTACACTACCACCATCAACTGTTCTGTCATAAACTTTAATGTTTACACTATCAAGTAATTGTCCTGGAACTAATTCTTCTGGACCATGTGATGTAGTTGGCGATACAAAGTCATCACCATCTATTACAATTTCTTCTGCATTGATACCACGTGCATTTTGATATGCCATATCACCACCTGATAACAATGTATCATAAGCATCTGGATCAGGAATAAATGATCCATCACTTGAAGATTTTCTAATTATAATTACATCATTTGCTTTAGTTGGAATCTTATCATTGTCAACTAAGAAAGTAGTTTGTACTCCATCACCTGTAATAGGATTCATTACAGCATTTGGATTTTCTGCAACACCTGTTGTACTACCATCGTAGTTTGGATCATCAAGTCTTACAAAACCTTTGGCTGGATTTGCACTATCTTTATAGTAAACATTATATTGTACTCCGCTTTCTAGTGCTTTAGAAAGTGTCAATGATAGTGTACTTCCATCTAATTGGAATACTTCATCGTCATAGGTATTATCATATGAATCATATGAAGTTGTGTAGTAAGGCTCATTACCCCAACCTGTTCCTGTACCAAAGTTGAAACTCTTAACTTCTACTCCACCATAATCTATACCATCTAATAATTGTGCAACATCTTTTCCTAATTGTCCAGTTACTGGATTATAGAACAAATTAATTCTATCTTGTGCTTGTAACATATCGATTGCTTTTTTGTATGTTACTACAATGCTAGAATTATTTGCAGGTGGATTATTAAATTCTATTCTACCTTTGTATCTAGTGTATGACTTGTCATTGTATGCAATATTACTAACTGCATAGTCACTTTTTAAAACTTCAATATTATCAACACTAATGCTAAATTCTGTGCTTCTTAAATCCATAGGATAAGTCAAATCGAAGATTGTTTTACTATTGTTACCTGTAAATGTTTCATTATTATTAAGTGTAGTAACAAAATATGTGCCTGTAACTCTATCAAATTTAACTCTTACGTGTACACTTCTTGCTTTACTATTACCTAGTACTGCTGAAGCCTTAGCCGCTATACCGTCAGTAGTAGATAAAGAACCATCTATTTCTACAAGCGGAGCACTTAAATAACCTTTACCTGTGTTTGTAATTTCTATACTTACTACACTACCACCAACACCAAGTTTAGCAATACCTTTGGCACCTGTGCCGCCACCGCCAACAAATCTAACAACTGGTATATCTTGATAACCTTTACCGCTGTTTGTTATGTTGACATTTGTAATTTCAAATCCTACATTATCTGCCCAATACTTGTTTGGATAGTTACTTGTTACACCACCTGTACTAATAATAACATTATCTCTGACCTTCATAGCACCTGGCTCTATTCTTTGTGAAACATCATCATAAGCAGGCGGTACATCAAAGTCAGTTACAGTTGAATTTGTATCATCTTTTTTAGTATAGTTACTTAGGTATTCTCTAATTTTTGTTTTGTAAGGTTTAGTTTCTTTTACAAATTCTTCATAACTAGGTAAGTTATCATTTTGGAATGTAACTTTTTGTTCTAAATCTCCTGCATTGTGTTTTGCTTTAATGAAAGAAGTTTTAAACGCCCAATCAATATTTGCTTGTTCACTAAACGCATATCTAACACTTGCAACAAATAATTTGTTGTATTCAACTTCTAATCCTTCAACAAATATATCATCTCTAATTGCTTCTAAGATTTTTCTTAATTCTATTGTTGGCTGATTGTCATAGAAACTAGTATCATAACTTAATCCATCAAAACCAACATTACTTGTTTTAGGATCGTATAGTGCAACTTTAAATTGTATAGTACCATTTTGTCTACCAATGGTTGTGTAATTAGTAGTGTAATCAACAGCAACGTTGTCACTAGTTTTTTCTAATAACAACCAACCACCAGTTCCAACATTATTAATTTTAATAATATCACCAATGCTGTCATTTAAACTTGTAAGTTGATATGATTCGTTTACAACTTCGTCTACTGTTGTAAATTGATTATATCCTTTTGCATACCAATCAGCATATTCCCACCATTCAGAAACATCATATGACTGTGTGCTAAATCTATTATATGCCCCAGTGGCTTTATTATATTCATACACTGACCATTTATTAGAAACAGTACTATCGCTTTTTACTAAGGCGCTAAATGTTCTAACAGTAATTTGCGTTGTTGACGCATATTCTTTACCTGGATTTCTAATAGTTACTGTTGCTATTCCACCATTAGCATTTAATGTCATTTCAATCTGTGCATTTACACCGTCACCTATTTGTATAAATTCAATAGTAGGAACAGTTTTGTATCCGCTACCTGGATCAGTAATAGTAACGTCTGTAAGTCTACCATCAGTAAATGTTGGTGTAAGTATTGCTTGTTTTACTTTAGCAACACCAATGAATCCTAATTCTTCTATTGTATCAACAGCAATATCAAAACGTCTACTTAAAAGTGTAGGCTGTGGATCTTTATCTAATAATTTTGTAAAGTCTAATTCATCAACAATTAAGTTTTCTTTTAGAACTCTGTTTATTCTTTCAATAGTTTGTTTAAGTGCTTCAGGTCTATTTTTAAACATAGACTGCCTAGGTCGATTCAATACACCCCATTTTTGTTTTTCACTTAATTCAGGATCAGGTACAGGTCTATTCATACTGTCTGAGCCTATTAAACTATCATACCATTTACGTTCAATATCTTGATTTGGTTTACTTGTTTTTAGTCCTTCACTAATCAACTGATATTCGTTGTGCAAGTCTACACTTTGATTATCTATTGTCCAGTAACGGAAATTAATTGCCTTCTTAGTTCCTTCTACAAGAGATTTACAATTATAAAGTCCAAATCTATCGTTACCATAAATTGCAACGAACTTATAGTTTTGTCCTGCAGGATCTTGAATTAATTGTGCAACATCAAATGCAGTTGTTTTTCTAAATGTAACTTGCGGTAAAACTTTTTTGTTTTTTACCCAATAATAATATTTGTTATAAAAGTTACCTGATACATTATCGTATAATCTTTTAGTTACAAACGCGGCTGAACCATAAGCAGAAGTACCACTTATACCTTTTACTAATCCTTCTTCTGTATCAGCAGTTGCGTCCCAACGTTCTGGAGTTAAGTCTGTTTCTACCCATTCATATACATCTACACTACTTCCTGTAAACATTTTATTGAAGTTTGCAGTATTGTAAATTATGTTACCTTGATAGTTATCGATCCATTTTACTTTACTAATATCCCACCATAATCTACCAACGTGTTCAGTGCCCCAATAATTTTCTGAGTCAACATTTAATCCGTTTGTTGCTGTTGTGTAAATTGCAGGATCATATGGTACTTTAAATCTTATTTCTTCATCGGCCGGTCCAGCAATTTTTCCTTGTACAGGGTCAATATAATCTAGTTGATTATTAAATCCAGTGCCATCTTTATTGTAAATGAATACGCCTTTAAATTTAGTTAGGTCAACTTGACTAATAGGTTCTCTTAAAGTTTCCCAAGGTAATTTTAATCTATCACGTTTGAAATCAATTACTGTACCAATAAAGTTTTGTTCTGCGTTTACATTTAACTCAGGCATTGAAACATACACGTGATTATCTCTTGCAAGAATAAACTCACCAAATCTTTCTACATTTGGATTATTGTATGCAAATTTTTCTGCATATAACATTGAACCACCAACTAACTGATAAACAAAAACCTGTCCACTATCTTTATTAGTGTATTTGAATTGTGTTAAGTTATTATCAAAAGTTGTTGTAATACTATCAAACGTTGTAAAACTACTTAGGTCTCCACCTTGTGCAGAAACCATCAATGTACCTTTAGCAAAGTCTAATGCTTGACCAAATCTTTCTGCTACTGTATTATCTGGACTATACAGTAATTGATGTAATGTAAACACATTATCTGTATTTTTATACAAATATACTTTACCGTTATCATTTGATTTTTCATCATCTAAAGGTGCACCTACTGCCAACCAGTCGCCGTCATCACTAACACTTATTGCACTAGCAAATTTTGTATCTGGTGCTTGTACTCTAAAATCTGTATTATTGTTATCAAACTGAGTTGTATCTTGATCAAAGAAAGTGTTTATTACAGCATCTGGTGTTGCAATAGTTTGATAAAATTCAAAATGTCCATCATTGTATCTGTATATACCTATCTGTGGATACTGATCTGTGTAGTCTGCTACTGTAACTATTACGTCACCGTCTCTGCTTGTTGTAAACGGATGTGCAAAGTTTACCATAGTTGAACTACTATCAAATTCATTAAAGATTTGATCACCTGTTACAGTTATGTTCAGATCATTTGGAATATATCCTATGTAATCTACACCTGTATTAAGCACTGACCAATTTGAATTAGCAAACGCACCTGCGGCCTGATTGGTTAAACTTCTAAATAATGATCCGTTATAAATTACTATTTCGTCTGTGTAATAAGGTTCATTGCTGTCAAATGCACCTCTAAAGTTTCTGTCTTGACCATTATCCCATTCATATTCAGTTGTACCTTCAAAACCTTTTTTAACAAAATGTATTCTACCTGCATTAGTAGGTGTTGCATCTCCTGGAGAAGATACAAACAATCTATACAATGTATCTTTTTTACAAAGTTCAATTTGATTGCCTAAGAATGCGTTATTGTGTCTTTGTAAGTTTACATAACCTTTATTAAATTTGTATTCACCTGATCCTGTTTTATTATAAACAAAATACATACCTTCGTTTGTAAACGTACTTGCTGTACCTTCAGAGTCTGCAGGTAAATTATATAATTGCGTCCAGTCTTTGTTTAATGGATTAGGAATATTTGCAGATCTTGGTACACCTGTAACAGTTCTGTTTTTGTAAAACTGCATTTCAACTTCATTTCTAAAACTTGGAGATGCAATTTGTAACAACGTACTATCGTTGTTTCTTACAACTATCATTTTACCTAAATAATTAGTTGTTAAATCTGTTGCTTCAATCCTACCACTTAATCTATTAAATCCTAAACCTGTTACAATACTTAAATTACCAGTTGCATTAAAATTATTTCCATAACTAAATGTTCCTGTCATATTTTTAATGTATACTCTAGCACCTAATAAATTATCTTGTACAAATGCTACTTCACCAGTTGCCCCAGTAAAATCTTCAATTACAGTTTCACCAACCTGTGGAATAAATGGTTGTGAAGCCGGAGGAGCACTAAAGTTTGTGTAAGTAATATCAATAAATCCGTCCCATAAATCATAAACTGTATGTGGTTGATCTAAATAATCAAAACTTAAACCTATTGCACTTGGATCCCATACTGTTGCAGGATCTCCGCCTAGTAATCTATTAATTTTAAATGTAAAATTATCTGCTACACTTAAATTATCTGTAACTACCTTTGGTGCTCTAACAAACCAATATGGTTGTAATTGTGGCATACCAAATGTGTCATAGTAACTTAGGTTACCTATTCTACCGCCTCTAGTTGGATTGTTAATATCTTGATTAGCAGTATAAACATCATCCATTGTATTGCCATATACTTCTGCTGTTTTACTTTCAGCACTTGTTATATAATCTGCAATAACTAAATTAGGAATTGTAATTTCTTTTGTTGCAGTAGTAAATGATTGTAAACCATCTATTACCCACCAACCACCAAATGTATCACTTGGGTTAGCAAAACTTACTTCCTCGTAAGTACCCATGCTTTCACTATTATATATTAAAGTGCCTGTAGGATCGAATTGGCCATTTACATCTTTAACATAAATTAATCCCTGACTTACATTATCAACTATGACTCTTTCAACTGTACCTATAGCAGTAGTTGTAGAAATAATATCCCCAGGTTGCGGTGTTCTTAACAAGTTATCTACAAAAAGAATATTGTCAATTTTTCCTGTGATAGTTTTAGTGCCTTCAAAATCATTTAGAGCAGGACCTGTTTGACCAAAAGGTAAAGTTCCGTTAGGATAATTTTGTGAATACTGATTCCATTGAATATCTATTTTATCACTTACTGCTGATCCAATGTATTGTACCCTTGGTGCTCTAATTAAGACATGAGTAGTAGCACCATCAAATTTATAATTACCTCTAATAGCATATACAGTAGTAGGATATCCTGTTGCATTATCATATGCGGCGTGTTCTACATCATGTGAAGTATAAAAACTGTTAAATGTGTATGTTCCAAGTGCCGCTTCAATATCATAATTTGCCTGCCAAATCTGCTCCTTGTATGACACAATATCTTTAGGTGCGTATGTGCTTGCCTGTGAATATGTTTCTACAAATTTAGTTTTTACATTACTTGCCGTAGGTGCACCTATTACAATAAACTCTGCATCTGCACTGATAGAAAGTGCCTTACCAAAACTACCATCACCTGTGTATAAATTTTGTGGCGGCTCTATAGTTTGAATATGAACATAACCAACTGTATCTGTATATCTTTTAAAAATGTAAACTTTGTTACCTTCAAAAGCACCTACACAAAGTACGGTATTTCTTTCATCAGCGGCAATAACTTTACCAAACTCTTGTGCATTATCTCCTGCTTCTACATTAGAAATAATCTGTTGGCTTGTAAACTGTGGAGTATTTTTAAGCACTAACCAATTTGAATTAGCATCTTTATCAACCCATAAAGTTTCTCCAACTTTTAAGTTTTGATTTGACAAAATAATATTTGCATTATCAAAGTCTGGTGCTTTAGCAGTTCTAAACTCTGTTATAAATCCGTTAGCAGTTTCTACTTCTTCTGTTTCGCCATTAGCATGACAGATAATATCTTTTAATTCTACACTTTTAACTTTGTAAAATTTTTCTGCGCCTGTTACGTCTACTAAACCTATAATTTCATCTACATCAAATCTTGCTTGTTCATTTAGTGTAATTACAACATCTGTATCACGTTTTGCAACTGCTAAAACTCTGCTATCTGTTCTTACATACTTTAATACGTCCCAAGATAATCCTTTTTGTCCTACCCATATATAATCACCAACATTTATGCTTGTAAGATCTAATGTTAAAATATCATTATATACAGCAACTTTAGTTTTTACATCTTGTTCATTTACATAACCAGCAGTAGTATGAACATATTTTAACGTGCTACGTGTTGGAAATGGTTTATGATCATAATCTTTAGACTTTAAGTAAACTTCAAAAGGTCTTTGTCTATATACAAGATCTGTTTCTTGTCCTGTAGTTGTAGCAACAAGTTCAATAGGTTGTGGACTTAATCTAAACTTACTTTCGTCTAGTGTAAATTCTACTTCGTCAAAGGATTCGCTTGAACCATACTGTCCTAAACGTATTGCCCATTCTTCAAAAAATTCTAAACTATCTGTTTCACTGTTTGATAATGCATCAAACAATTTAGTTAAACTATTTTTTGTTCCTTTGTCTTGAATAAAGCCTTGATAAAATTTGTACTGTGATACATCATCAGTAATAATATTTTCTAAATACTTACGTTTTTGATAACCAATTAAATGTTGTGCAATTTTTTGTTGTTGTGTATCAAAGTTGTCTGTATCTAAATCATAAAAATCACCAAATTGATTTGCTTTATAATCAAGGTTTGCAATTAAACCACTCTGTGGACGTCTTTCTAATTTTTCCCATTCTTCGTTATTGAAAACATTAGTACCAGGTATCTTAACTTTTGCAACATAGAAAAATTCTTTATACTTAACTGTATCTCCAATAGCATAATCTTTATATGCTTCCCAAGTATTTGTATTTGCTTCATCATAGATAAATCCTGGAATATTAAATCCACCGTTCCAAGCATCGGATCTATAACCTAAAACTTTTACTCTTTCTTGACGATAACCAGGCCCTGTATCATATACAACATCTTTGAATACAGTTGTGTTATCAATAATACATACGTGTTCCTTTTGTACTAAAGGAACTTTAATTGCAAATATACCATCTGCTGTATTTTTCGTTGTAAGTACAATTTTATTTTCATTACTTCTAAATACTTTCGCAAACTCTGGAAGTAATTTTTTACCGTCTGCTTTGAACAATGAATAATCATAATAACCATTAAATAGATCATCTGCAACATTATATTCTTTTTCTAATACTAATTTATTTGCACCAGGACTTACAGTTATAACACTATCTGCTTTCCAGCCTTGTGTTGTCCAAAACATAAACTCTTTTGCACTAGTTGACCAATTTTCTACTAAATTAATATCTGGGTTAAAGTTTTCAAATACAAATCCTTGTGTTTTTAAGTATTCTCCATACCCTAATAAAAAGTCTACAACTTCTTGAATAGTTCTTAATGTTGTGCCATACAATAATTCTTCTGGTTCTTGATTAATACCTATGTTAAAGTTTTTACTAAAGACTGCGTTTCTTCCGCCAACAGTTGGAAGTTCTGGAAGTTTTTGAAAATTATCAACAACAAAGTCTGCTGTGCTTTCATGTGCAATCTTTGTAGTATAATAATCTTTACCAAATGATACTATTTGTCCAACAGCATAAAATTTATTTGCTGACCAATCTACAAACGATTCACTTACGCCACCTATGTTTATTACAGGATCGTTAGCAAATCTAGTTGGTGTATAGTAATTAAAGTACGGATTAGAATTATCATATCCTCTTAGAACAAATCCTTCTGCTTTTTTCTCAATAATAACTCCACTGTAACTTAACAATTGAGTAGTGGAACTAGTGTTTAAAAATATATCATAGTTTTCTTCTGGAACAAATACGTTACCTTCATTGAATGGTGTTCTAGAATCTAATATAAGTTTAAATTTATTTTTTGCAGTAAAGCCGCCAATTTTAAAACCAAGTTGATTAATTACACCTTTAAAATCTGTTTTGTATTTTTCGTAAACACCTAAGTTTTTAGACGCCATATACTCGTGAATATAATTTACTAAACCTGCTGTATAAATTCTTGTTTCATTTAAGATAGTGTTAGGATATACAATATCTGCAGGACGCATAGACTTACTTGTATCTTTGTAAACAACAAGTCCTGCCGCATTTCTAATTACTCTACTTCTATCCCAACCAAGTCCCATAATCTTACTAGGCTGTGTTAGTAACCAACCAACAATTAAAGAGAACGGATATTCTGAACTTCTACGCCAAGCAGTTTCAGTTGGAGATTGATCACCAAATCTAAAAGACGCATTAGTGTTTATACTTGTAAATTGTTTTGCATAATTACTGTCTAAAGGACTTAATAAATTTCCACCATCGTCTACAGGAATATGTGTAGTAAGTCCTGGACGTTTGTAATTTGCAACATACTGCACAGGTTTACCTGGCTCTGCAATTTTTCCTTGCTCTAAATCTTTCCAAAGAATTTTGTTTTCGCTAGTATAAGGTGCTGAGCCATATACAGTTTCCCACCACGTTGGTTTTATACTGAAACCAAGCATTTCCCAAGGATGTGTATGAGGACGATCAGTATCATAAGCATCTTTGTATACTGCTCTCCAATATCCTCTTGACTTGTTACCATTTGGAGTAAGTGTTGAAGCATAGTTAAATGTAAAACTATTACTTCTGTCATAGAAGTCATGATCTGTGTAATCTGGATTTCCTATAACTCTTAACCAATCAACAAAGTCAGATATCATTGCTTTATCTAATGCCCAACCCATTATACCTGTTGATCTAAATTCACCTGACAGTAATTCATGTATGTTGACTAAATTTTTATCGTACTGTACTTTAATATTATTGTATATTCTTTTTTCTAATTCTAATATTAAATCATCTCTGTAATCACCATATGCTTTAAATATACTTCCGTCGTGTCCTTGGATAACATCAACAGGTGTAACGTATGAATTATCTGTAAACTTTGTTGGAACAAATTTAGGATATAAACCTAGTTTTGTAGGAGTAGGTGGAATATAAGATCCTTCAGTACTATTGTACTCATATATTTTAATTTTGTCTCCAGCAACTAATTTCTTTGTAATCTTAACAAAACTTTCAAATCCAGTTTCGTAAATATAATCTTGCCCTTCGATTAAACATTGATCATTTACATAAACACCTACTGCTTCATTACCTAGTTCTCTTAAATTAAAGTTTTTACTCATACTCCAGTAACCTTGGTCTGGATCTACAACTGTGTGTTCTACAAGGTTATAAGTTCCGTGGCCTATCATATCTGAAAAATAGTAAGCCATGTCATTTGTTTTGTTTTTGTTTAATTCCTTTATGACTTTTTCAAAATGAACATTTAGTTGTCCATCAAAACCTAAAGTTTCAATAGTTTGAATAAACATTCTTTTAAACTTTGCATATTCTCTACGAGAATATTTTAATGCTTTTATAATATTTGCTTTATCGTCTGTAATATGATATAAACTTAAATTTATTAAACCTGTATGCTGTACAAACTTATTACCATAAGGTGTTATGTTTCCTAAATCTCTTAGATTACTTGTACCAGGAAATTTTCCAATCCATTCATCGTGATTTGTAGTAATACTCTGCACGTGATCATTAACTTCACCTAATGTAAATGAACTTATGTTTTCATTAGTTGGATTTCTTTCTAAGTTAATAGGAAATTCATAGTGCCCATTAGCATTTTTCCTTGTAGCACTTCTTGTTTTAATTACAAGTATATCTCCTTTTTTCAAAGGATTAATAAAATTAACAAAAGCAATACCATTTAATCTTAAAATTGTAAAGTCAACTAGATCTTTTTGATGTACATCATTAACATATACTCTATACCAAAGGTCATTTAAGTCTCCGCTTCTATCATATACATCGATAGCAAAATCATTTGTTTGGGTATCAACAATATACTGCCTTGCAACTAATTGCTCACTAGGAACATAACCTTTTTCCCAAGGACCTACATAATCAAATGTAGTTCTATCTTTGTACTTTCTTAAAAGTCCTACGTCTGTACTTGCTGTCATAACATCGGTACCGCTTTGATACTGATATGTTTCGCTAGATATGTTGAAATCAAATACAATATCACCTGTATTTTCTAATGCTCTATAGGTTAAAGGAAATCCTAATTCAACATCATTTGCACCAGTACCTTTTCTATAACTGAAAAGTTTACTACCTTCAAATGTAGTGCTTGGATAATATGTTGTATTTGAAAAACTATAACCGCTTGAATCATATAGATCAAACATTGGTGTTTGGTTAATTGCCGTCTTAGGTTGACAAGATTTCCATGTAGTGCCGTTATACCACCATAAGTTACCTTGTTCTGTAAGACCTTTTCTAACCATTACAACTTCATTTTCTAATGGAGTAGTATCTGCTTCTTCAACTAAACTAATTTGTCTTACGTTGTTATGTGTAATAAAGTTTACTTTATAAATTTTACCAGCAACCATGCTGTCTGTGTCTGCGGCAAAAAGAACTCTCATACCATGTACAACTTCAATGCCATCAATGTTATAGCCTATGGATCCTTCAACAGTTGACATAGCGTCTTTTGTAAATGTATCAATTAAATCAATATCTGCTTTTGCAACTGTACCGTAGTTGTAAAGTTTAATGTCAGCATCAAATTCTATAATAGGACGTTTGGCTCTACTTGCTTGATCAATCTCAGCAGTAATACCATTAATAGATGCAGTAGTCTCAATTACATCTTTATGGAACCATCTGTTATATCTTGACCAACTGTTTAAGTTTTTACTTGCCTTGTTAATACAAATATAATCTTTTGCTTCTGCATAACTGTTTGCATTACTAAAAGGAAATCTATCAAAGTTTTCGCTATCAAACAAAACAGGTTTGTCAGTAGCATAAGATCCAGGTATTTGTAACTGGTTAGTATCTATAAGTGTAATCTCTTCTCCTACACCTTCTACATACCATTCACCTTTGCTATACTTTTCAGGTGTTACAGTTCCTTGAAAATATACTTTCATACCGTTGGACAATTTTTGCCCGTTGGACATAGTATAATTTTGTTTACCTATAATTTCTGCTTCTACATCTATTTCACTATTTTCTACAACGTCATATATTTTTATAAGTCCACTTGCATTAATATCATTTCCGTTGACATAATATAATGTATCAGGTGCATTTAAATCAACCTCAAATGTAATTTTTCCTACATCAGTTGTACCTGTACTATCATCTAATCCTGTTGTGTATAAAACTTCTGCATCTAAACTACGTGAAGTTCTAAATGTTAAAGGCATACCAGGAGCATTTATATCGAATGTATAAGTTTGTCCTCTGTATAATTTTAATGTAGGATTCGATGTTAATCCGTCTGGAGTAAAAAGATAACTTTTGTTATCTATATTATCTTTAGACGTTACAGTGAATTCGCTTTCAATATCTTTTGCTTGGCCGGCAATACCTATACCAATAGGTCCATTTGGTAACCAATAATATTCTCTAAAGTTTGTAAACTTATCCCAATTAATTTTAGGTGACCAACTATAATATTCTTGTCTATTAAGAACATCAGCATTTTCAGTAAATCCGCCAAACGCATTTATTTGATTTTTGTAATCATTATAGTCTTTGTAAAAATTAACGTTTGCTAATTCATCTTTTACAATTACTGCTGGCTCTAATTGATAATTTGTTCTATCCTCAGAAACATCATCTACGTAGGTATCGCTTTGGCTTCTTGCCTTAGCAATTCTTCTGCCATAGTAGGCACTGATCTTTTCTGCTACACCTGGATTTAATAATTGATCTAGTGTTGCACTTAAAAACTTTTTATTAGAATCTGTACGAAAGTATCTAGGTAGGTGGTCAGCACTTGATCTTTGTGCATTGTCACCTACTGGTAATGCTGATTCGTTTTGGTTTTCATTATAAGCCATTAGTAACCGCTACTCCCACTACCGCCAGAACCGCTTGATCCTGAACTACTACTGCTTGAACTTGTTGAACTGCTTGAACTTGTTGAACTGCTTGAACTTGTTGAACTGCTAGTTGAACTGCTTGTAGTTGTTGTAGTGGTTGTAGAGTTATATGATGTGCCACTTACAACACCTTGTACAGTTGTTGAACTTGCAGTAACAACATCTCCAGTTGCTTTAATTCTGCTGGCTGTGATTGCGTCAATAACTTCAACGTCATCAACTGTTGCACCGCTGATGAAAATTTCATCACTTTCTGATTTAATTTCAAACAAACTTCCGAATGCCTGTGCTTCTTGTTTAGGCACAATAACCAAGTTTACAATATCAGGTGCAACTTGATTCATAATGTAAGTACTCAATTCTGCAAAATGGAATACATCACCAAAGTCCCAATTTTCAAGTGCAAAGAATTCATTGACTGCACTAACAACCTGTGCTTTAATATCGTTGTCGTTTACAACTTCATTAGGATTTTTTACAATTTTAAATGTAGCCTGCATATCAGTTTCTGCTTTTGCTCCAAATAGTATCTTATACTTAACTGGATGATAAATTACGTCATCACTGATTGATTTTATTTTGCTTATATCTGAACCGTAACTATTAAACAGTTGATCACTGCTTGGTGGTAAAGGTTTTGCAGATATAACATTGTCTAAATATAATCTAAAGTTTGTATCATAAGTTTTTGTTAATAGGTATACGTCATTAATGTTACTGCTACTTGGATCTATTCTTGAATCATCATCAGCAGTATGTACATAATGGAATTTTAATTTGTCTCTACCAACATAAGCACGATAGTCTGTAGTTAATTCTAATAAACCAGCAGTCTTATTATACTTTTTAAATACTTCTGTTTGTACAATGTACCATATCTTACCATCAGCAAATCCACTCAAAGAGCCAATTGCACTTTCATTTGCAACAACACTAATTGTGCCTGCACTATTATCAAAATATTTGTAGTCCTCAATATTATCTGTTGTAATGTATTTTTTAGTAAACACCCATTTTGATGTTGAATTTACAGTAGGTGCTACAATTTGATCAAATGTTTGTGGATCATCTACAACCCCGTCATCATCTGTATCATAAAAACCAACTTCTACTTTTTTACTATCAATATATCCTTCTGGATCTCTATATTCTTTTGTAACTTGTAAATTATGATCTATATTAAAAGGACTAGTACTGTCTGGTTTCTTATTAATAGATAGTACACTAATTTTGTCTTTTACAATTTGTCCTGTTCTGTTGTCATAAATTTTGTTTATGCTGTCATAAAAGAATCTAATTTCTTGACCGCTTTCAAACACATAACGTAAACCTCTATATTCAATAGTATACTTTTCACCGTCTGTCTCAAATAACAATAACCAAGAACTATCTAACTGTTGATTTGTCACATCACCAGTTTTACCTGTTGAAAAGTCACCAATTACATCTAGGTTATTTTCTGTAACTAAACGCCATTGCCTGTTTTGGAAGTCATAACGTAAACCAAAAGTTTTGTAACTAAAAATTTGTTCAATAATTTGTGACTTCACATCATTTACAAGAGATTTTGCAAACTTAGGTCTAATTTCACTTAATATTGCTCCTGTTGGTATTTCATCATTTAACACAATAGGTCCTGAACCATCTGTATTATTAGTTCTACCATCGCCATATACACTTATTACTTTACACCATTTGTAATCAACTGCATTGGCGTGATCAGTACTTCCTGTCATTAGTGTATGACTATTATCTGCCATAAAGTGTTGTCCTGACGGTGCAGTAAATTTAATCAAACTTCCTGTTTCAATAAATCTTAAACCACTGCCTGTAAATGTTCCAACTTGGTAAGCAGTTTTGTTACTATCTGTAATTGAACCTGTACTCATGTTTGTTGCGTTACTTACTTGATGAAACTCTGAAAGTAAATCTGCAACAATAATTTTAGGAAACTTGTCATTGTAAAAATTAATTGTTTCTGTATTAGAAAGTATAGGTGTAATTACATTTTCAATAACACCTTCTACATCTGTTCTTGTATTAAATGTAAAACTAGTTTTGCGTACTACATCTTCTTTATATACAACACCGTCTGTACCAATTAAACTTGTATTAGAATATTTTCCTGTTGCATCTAATAAATCATAGTATCGTGAAATACCACTTGATGTTCTGTTAACACTTTTAACTTTAATAATTTCTTGACTTACAGCCAAAGGAGCAACTTGGTAATCTTCTCCTGTAACCATTCTGTTCTGAGTATAATAAGTTGAAGGTGCATTGTTTCTAATACTTTCGTTAGATTCACTTAAACTTGCATTGTCAATAGTATATTTTAAACTAAATGTAATATTTAAATTTTCTTGATTGCCTGCTTTTGTTGTGTAAGGAATTGATGCTGTAATGTTTTGCATATCTGCAGGCACAACATTATAACTGTCGTTTGCACTTGTTCTGTAATAAGTTCTAAATGATCCTTGCGGTAAATTTCCAAATGTTCCATCTGAGAAAATTAAATCAACTGCATCACCTGTTCGTGTTAAAGCCGCATAAATGTTTCTTTGATCTTTTCTAGTTGAATTGTATACAATATTATTTCCTTCAACTGCATCAACTTTAGTCCATAGTTCATCTTCAGCACCAACACTATTAAGTTTGTATAACCAAACATCAGCATTGTTAATATTAGATGCTTCAATTTCAATCTTTTGATTTGTGCTTGGTCTTGTTACATTGAATTCGCCTTGATCTAAAATACCTTGTCTAAAGTGTACAAAAAATCCACTGTTACTAGAACCTGCACCTCTACCATCATCTCTATATAAGAATGCTAAACTATTTCCAGGTAATGGTGCTTCTTCACTAATAATACCATCTGAAACATCAGTTGATACTATTTGAAACTGTAAGTTTCTTCCATCAACATTTTTACTAAATGTGTAAACTGGCACATCAGAATTACTTGCATTTAATCTGTATTGATCGGTAGGAATATCTTCTACTAAATCTTTTTTAATTGGTCTACCATATGGACTGTTAATTGGTAATGATGCATTAAGCACTCTTTCAAACTGTTCACGCCAGTTAGGGTTACTTGGATCATTCCAAATTATTGTTTGTCCGTTAAGGTTAGTTCCGTTACTATCTATTACATCTTCACTTGTAGTAATACTTTCCATTTTTAACAAACCGTTAGCAGGTATGTTACGTTTAGGATTGTATGATAATAATCTTGCTAAACGTAAAATACTTTCTCTACGTGAAGCAAGTTCTAAAAAGTTTTCTCTAGCATTAAGGTCAATACGGAAAGCAATATTTTGACCTAGGAAAGCAATTAGATCAATTAATGCTAGATACTCACTAGATTCAATGTAGTCATTGAAATCTTCTGGATAATTTTGTCTAAGATAGTTTATCATTGTACGACGTAAATTGTCAAAGTCGTACGATTTAAAATCAGCATTACGGAAAGATTGGTATACTTTGGACCAATCCTCTGCTACTAATAGTCTGTTTTGTCTATTTGTTGATGACATTTGCTTTCCTTAATATTACTATTTATTTTATATCATTAACTACGTACTTAAATTATCCCGTTATCTTCGTCAAATGTTAAACGCATTTTCTCGCTGATATTGTAGGGCAAATAAGTTAAATCGCAGTCAATAATTAGTCCACTTTCATACTGGTCAAGTACTACTGAGTTTACTGTTACTCTTGGGTCACTGTTTACAATTTCTGTAACATTTTGTACTATTGCTTCTTTCATACTTTCTGTTAGTGGTTCGTATAAAGCGTCCCAAATAATTGTTCCAAACTCAGGGTTTTCTAATTTTTCTCCTTGTCTTATATGAAAATGATTTATTATATCTTGTTTGATAAGGCCAATGTCAAAGAGTGTTGCACTATTGCTGT